ATGGCAGCGCAAGCAGCAGTTGCGGCAGTCCGCAAAGGCTGTGAGATGCTGTCTGAAGGGAAGGCTGAGATTAGCAAGCTCAAGTCTACTGTTGAAAAAGGTATTGGTGACGCTAAAGCGATTTACAAAGAAGTTACAGGACTTTGGGGATGGCTTAAAGGCTTATTCACAGGCACAAAGCCAGCTAAAAGCGCACCTGCACAAGCGCTCGTTGAATCCACAACCAAACAAGCCGAGCAAAAAAGAACTCAAAAACCTTCAAAAGCAGTTGAACTCAGCTATGAGGAGTACCAGACACAGGCTATCCACCAAGTATGTGAACAACTGAAAACATTTTTTGAGATCAGAAGAAACTTAAAAGCACACTGTCTTGAGCTGGAAGAAATCTCAAAGACGACAACGACAATTGAAGACAGTGCGATTGACAGGGTTGAGATTGAGCTTCAGCTTGAGAACATGACTGTCCAAATCAGGGAAGCGATGGTTTATGCGCCGAAGGAGCTTCGTGCCATATACAGCAGGTTTCTTGAGATGTACGACCTAATCCTTGAGGAACAAGAGTTTGCAAGGCAACTCAAACGAAAGAACGAAAGAGATGCTAAATGGCAACGCGAACTCCTACGCAATCACAGGGTAGACAGGGCGGTGGTTTCGGCTCTGGTTCTTCTTCTAGTTCTGTGGATGTGGGCGCTCATGCTATCGCTCGCATGGCGAGGGAGGATACTAGATGGTTTGTAGTCGGTGTTGTAACTCTGTCTATTGTGTTGTTCTTGGCGTTGCCAGTGTCCATGTTGGTGGTCATTGACTACATGAAATTGCGGTCTGAGATTCAGTATGAAATCAGGCAATCAAAGAAACTTAACAGTGAACTAAGGAAGGAAATAAAGAATGTTGCCAATAGTCGCGGGAATCGTAGCGAACCTAATCAATAACGGGATGCACAAAGTTGCAGACCAAGTGATCGAAAAAGGTGTTGACGCTGTACAGCAAAAGCTCGGCATGGAGCTGAAGCCTGAAGGCGAGGCAACACCTGAATACAACGCCAAGCTCCAAGAAGAAGCAAACCGACACTCTGAGTTCATGGCTGAGTTAGATGAGAAGTCTACTCAACGTGCCTCAGATATGTACATGAACGATGAAGGCACTCGCAAATTCAGTCAAGCATACGCTTGGTTCATTACATCCGTGTCATTCTTGTATTTCTTTTTGGTGTCTTTCATGCCAATTGAGAACCGCAACCGAGACTTCATCAACATCATCTTGGGCTTCTTGATCGGCACTGCCGTGAACTCGTTGATTCGTTTCTTTTACGGCTCTAGCAACAAAGCTCAAGAAGACGTAGACAAGAAGCAAAAAGAGATGGCAGGTGACAAATGACACCAACAATTGAGCATCTTCAAGCAGCCAAGGTTAAGCATCCTGAAAAGTGGATTGATGCGATTGTTGCCACTTGCCAAGAGTTTGAGATCAACACTCCACAGCGTATTGCTTCGTTTTTGGCGCAGACTTCTCACGAATCTGGCGGATATACGATGCTTTCCGAGAATCTTAACTATCGTGCCGCGACTCTTGCTGCTTGCTGGCCTAATCGTTTTGCTGTTCTTGGTGCAGATAAGAAGCCAGTCAAAGAGAACGGGAAACTAGTTCCTACGGCTGTGGCAAACAGCATTGCTGGCAAGCCTGAACTCATTGCTAACTTGGTGTATTCAGGTCGTATGGGCAACGGTCCTGCTGAATCAGGTGAGGGGTGGGCGTTCCGAGGAAGAGGTTTGAAGCAATTGACTGGAAAATTTAACTACACCAAATGCTCGGAAGGGCTTGGTGTTGATCTAGTTGCTAATCCTGATTTGCTGCTTGAGCCTATCTATGCGGCTCGTTCGGCGGGATGGTTTTACAAGACGAACAATCTCGCTGCATTTGCTGACGTTGGTGACATCAAGGGAATGACTAAGAAGATCAATGGTGGTTTCATTGGGTTGGAACAACGTCAAGCCTTGTACGACATCTGTTTAGCTAAATGTCAGTGATGGTTTTACAAGCCTAATTTCAGCGAAAATAGAGGCTATGCAAAACTTCCAAGGTCAGATCGAGACACCAGCAGTACCAGAATTGCCAGTTGCTGGCGTTGTGTATAGCGGTCAACTATCAAACCAAACAAATGGCAGTCTAAGACTGTTTTTTGTTCGTTTGATGTCTAACCTTCGAGCCTTGTTTGGCCCTGCTGGTATGCAGTTCATTGATGCACCAAACGGTTTGTTTTTCAGCACTCAAGACCAGACGCTTGCAGCCACTAACACAAAGTACGACATCACATTCAACCAGACATACCTGAACAATCAGGTCAGCGTTGTTGACACCACAAAGATAACTTGTGCTGTTGGTGGAATCTATAACTTCCAGTTCTCTGCACAGGCAAAGTCAACAAGTTCATCTGCAAAGCAGATTTATTTGATGATTAACCGTGACGGCACAGACATTGGTTACACAACAAGGCAGAACACGCTTTCAGGCTCTGATGAGCATCTGTCAATTAACTGGAATTTCAGCATTGACGTGAGTGCTGGTTCGTACATCAAGTTGCGTTGGGCAGGGGATTCAACTGACTTGAAGTTGGAAGCAACTGCTGCAACGTCTCCTCATACAGGTATTCCATCAGCAGTATTGGCTGTTAACTATGTTGCACCATTACCTTTGACGTTACCAACCCCACCGTAAAGATCAAATCATGCCTTACATCCCACTCAAAATCCCTGCTGGTGTATATCGCAACGGTACTGAGTACCAGTCTGCTGGTCGTTGGTACGACTCGAACTTGGTGCGTTGGTATCAGGGAACGATTCGTCCAGTTGGTGGTTGGCAGAAGCGTTCAACTAACCAAGTTTCTGGCAAAGCCCGTGGTTTGTTGACTTGGCGGGATAACTCCAATGACCGCTGGATTGGCATTGGAACTCATACACATCTGTATGTGATGGGTGAGACTGGTTCTCTGTACGACATCACGCCATCAGGCTACACAGCAGGAAATGCTGGCGGTGAGGCGAAATTGGGTTATGGCTATTTGGGTTATGGCTTATACAGCTACGGCGTGTCTCGTCCAGACATCGGTGAAGTTACTCAGGCCACGACATGGAGCCTTGACACTTGGGGCGCTTACCTTGTGGCTTGCGCCAATACAGATGGCAAGATTTACGAGTGGCAGTTAAACACTGCAACTGATGCCGCTGTTATCAGTGGCGCACCAACAGACTGCACAGGCATTGTCGTGACTGCTGAACGCTTCATCTTCGCCCTTGGTGCTGGTGGTGACAAGCGTAAAGTCCAATGGTGTGACCAAGAAGACAACACGGACTGGACGCCTTCGGCAACCAATCAGGCTGGTGACTTCAATGTCACGTCAAGCGGTTCATTGATGTGCGGTAAGCGCGTCCGTGGTTTGACCGTATTGTTTACTGATGTTGACGTTCATACGGCTACATACATTGGCGCTCCTTACGTTTACTCGTTTGACCGTGTTGGTACAGGTTGCGGCGTTATCTCCAAGCAGTCTGTTGCATCAACGGACAATGCCTGTATCTGGATGTCACGTTCAGGGTTCTGGGTATATGACGGTGTCGTCAAGCCATTGCCTTGTGACGTAGGCGACTTTGTCTTTAACGACATCAACTATGCGCAGGAGTCGAAGATTTACTGCGTTCATAACTCAGCCTTTGGTGAGGTTTGGTGGTTCTATCCAAGCGGCTCAAGCACTGAGGTTGATGCGTATGTGTCTTATAACTACCGCGAAGGCCATTGGGCTATTGGCAACATGGCTCGTACTGCTGGCACTGACCGAGGCGTGTTCACATATCCATTGATGATCTCAACTGATGGCTATGTGTACGAACATGAAACAGGTTTGGTTGACTATGAGACAGACCAGCCTTACGCCAAGTCTGGCCCAGTTGACGTGTCAAACGGTGACACCTTGCTTGAGATTGACCAAGTCGTACCTGATGAGAAGACGTTAGGAGACGTGGAAGTCAGCTTTGAGTCACGTTTATACCCAACTGCTGATGCTCGTACTTTTGGCCCATATTCAATGGCAAACCCCACAAGTGTCAGGATTACTGGTCGGCAGATCTCAGCAACCATTGGCGGTGCGCGTAATGCAGATTGGCGAATTGGGACAATCAGGTTCAACGCCAAGCCATCAGGGTCTAAGCGATGACAGATTTGGCTGAGTTTTGGAGACTGCGCAAACACGTTGAAGCGGCTTTAGAATACTCAGCAGGAACACACACGATTGATGATGTGGCTCAAGGGATACTGGAAGGCAAGTTCCAGTGTTGGGAAGGCGCAGAGTCCATCATCATTACTGAAATCGTTGTCTACCCGCAACTCAAGGATTTGCACTTCTTCCTTGCTGGCGGCGACCTAGACGAAATCAGCCTTATGGAGCCAC